CGCCTGCTTACGGGGCGCGGTGTCTTTAGTGTTTGGCACGCTGATATGCGTCCAGGAGCCAAACTCTTCAATGATCTGGTCAAATGGTATTCCTCCATCGATGCAGGCCTGTACGACCTGTTTAGGTGTCATTCCAGGGACTCTGATGTCGGCTGCGCAACCCAGCCTATGCTGGCTAGTGTCCTTGCTGCCGACAGAGTCGTTAACTGGCTTAGAGCGAAACGCTGAGTTTACCAAGATCGGCTTGTTTAGTAAGGCGCGAACTTGTTCTAGCAGTTCGGCGGTGCGTACTAGGTTAGCCGTCTCGGTGGCGTTGGGCGTGTTGTCTAGCCCCTTGCGCTGTGCCACCTCAGATGCGGTTAGTTCTTCTAGTGTAAAGTTAGGACTTAGGTTCATTCTTTTTACTCCGAATCTCGGTTATTTTCTCCAGGCTACGTGACCCAAAATACGCCCCGAAGACGAGCATGCCCCAGTTTCCGAGCAGCGTAACATAGGACTCGTTGGCGTTGAGTCCGAAAGCGGACATCATCGCAAATACAAAGTAGCCACCAAGGATCGCTATGAGCGCCATGGGGCGAATATTTTTAGATAGCCAAGAGTCAGAAGACATGTCAGACTTCCAACGCTCTGAGACGTTGTTCTGTTCGTTCATGTCGGCGTTTAGCTCGGCTAACTTGCCCTCTTGCTGGAGCTTGATAAGCTCTTGTTGTGCCTTGGCCTTAGCCTCTGGGTCTGGGATCAGCTTGTCAATTATCTTGGTGCCGATGTCAAACAGCGCTGTGATTGGGAACATTATTTTTTACCCCTTATGGCCCCACGTAAGGTACCAGGCAACGACACCAGCCGCGATAAAACAGTAGAGCTGAACTCTTTTAATTTCGTGTAGGTCTTTGTTAAACAGCTTTTCATTTTCTTTTTTCTCCTTTAAGAGACGCGCCTTGATGATCTGTATGTCATCCCACGCCTTGGGGCCGTAGTTTCGTGTTACCTCGGCCTTCATCTTTTGCTCGAGGCGCTTTACTTCCTCGATGATCTTGAACTCGTCGAATGCCTTTAAAATAGTCTGATCGACGTGGACCTTTTGCGCCCTAATGCGCTCTTGGGCGCGTTGCTGGGCTAGGTCGGTTGCTTCTTTTTGTACGTTGGCGATGCTGGTAGATAACTCCTTGCTGACCCCGCGCGCGGAGTCAAGGGTGCTACCAAGAGATTTTGCTCCTTCTAAAAAGCCAAATTGGTCTGACATTATTCATTATTGTAGTTTTATGAGTAGGGCGATCATGGTCGCCACAATGAATCCCACCGACCCTATGAGGATCTGCTCGATGCGTTTTAGTCTGGCGTTGATGCCGGCGTAGCGCTCGGCGCAGACCGCCTCGTGGGCGGACAAGGCCGCCTCGTTTTTATCAATTAGTTCGCTCATGATGTGGTAGATGGCGGCGTGGGAAATTCTATGTAAGGAAAGCCTTCCTGATTTGGCAAGTCACGCAAAGCCTGTCGGTATGTAGCCCACAACGCTTTAGTTGGAAGTGTGCAATCAGGTATCTGTGTCCAATCAGATGCTAATAATTTACTGTTGCGTTCTTCCCTCATCATAATTGAAGCCGCACCAAATGGGTGTTCGTTTTTATCAATCATATTAATAATCCCTATTGAATGTAAAGTGCCGCTAATCCTGATGGCCCAGAAGTCGTACTAGCATTAAAGCCAAATAAATTATCGGAAGCAACAAGCATATTGTAAAGAGCGGTCATATTAGTGGCAAACATGGTTGGCCCTAAAACTAAATGGCGTGGCGGTGACACATTATTAAATTGAGTTGCGTATACTAAATTACCACCTTGAAAAGTTATGCCATACCCACTTGTTCCCAAATAAACACCAAAAAATGCTCCATTTGAATATGTGTTACCTTGAGTATCACTTATAGCCGCTTCAACTGTTGCTTCGCCTGTGGATGTGTTAACTGAATAAGTATAATTAATTGGTGCGTTGCCGTTAGCTGGATTTCTCATTGCCGCAACAGTAATTGCATTTGTACTTAAAGAAGTTATTGAAATTGTATTGGTATTTTGATTTGCAAAACTTGAACTTAAATCATTGTAATAAAAAGCCGTTAACGATGTTCCTGAGTAAACAAAAGTAACCAATGCTACACCATTAGTTGCTGACCTAACTCCACCAAATGCAACAACACTAGCATCTTTTACTTTTATACCAACACCCCTCATATAAAGAGAAATATTGGCGTTTGTAGAAGAATTGCTTGTTATTGATGTGCCTGAAATTGTTATGAAGTTTGCTTGTGTTTGATCAGCAGTAAATTTTGAAGTAGCGACTATTGCCGTTGTAGCTGATAATCTGACAAGTTTTGTATATTCAGGATCACCTGAAGCATTTACAAGTTCTACAGGTGTTCCTACTGTAATGGTTGTTCCTGCTAAGCTAAAAGCAACGGCATAAGACCCACTAGCATTAGTAGCCCCAACGATTAAACCAGTAGTATCTGTTAGTCTACAACCATCAGGTACATAAGGTTGAAAACCAAGCAATGTAGTTTCAGTTCCATAAGTAACTGTTCCATCTGCACCTATTGAGTATGCTTTTGCTTTTAAAGTACTGCTTACAGTACCAAACACAATACCCGTGGTGGTAGTTAATGGCAAAGTCATAGGATTGCCTAAAGTACTACCATACGAAAAAGTAAAATCTCTTGCGGCTACTTGATTGCCGTATTTATCAGTTGTCCAAACTCCAGCAGATGTGGAGTTGTTTATTAAATAACATTGGACTGTCTGACCGGGATAAACAATAGCAATGTTTTCTCCTGATGTTTCTAATACGCTAAAAGTAAGATTACCTTTGTTTGTAATAACAAAGATTGGGCCGCCTTCAGTAGATAGCGTTGTTGCATTAGGTAGTTGAACTACCTTGTTTGCGGCAGTCATTGTAATAGCTTGAACTTGTGTTGAAGCACTTGTAAGCGTTACTGTAGTAGCCGATGTTGTTTCAGTTGCACCATTAAAACCACCTGAGGGTGCGGAAGATACCCAAGCAGAGCCATTAGAAGTAAGGACATTACCCGCCGTGCCTTGTGCTGGCAAAGCAGTAGCCTGTGTGGTGCTATCGCTAAAAGTAATTGATGGGCTTGAGCCATTAATGATTGTTGGCATTATGGTAATTCCTTTGCTAAAAAGGTATGTTTATTATATTTGGTCATTTTAACCCCATTTTTTCACGGATCTTAGTGGCAGAAATATCTGTGATCGATTTGTCAAAAGTTTCTTGCTCGATCTTGTAGCCAACATCTCTGCCGTAGGTGATGTTAACAATATTAGGAACGACCTGTATCTCGTACTGCCCCTGAAACAGCGGGTCTAAGTCCCTCTTAATATTGCTCTTAACTTGTTCGATGGCAAAAGGGTTACTACCTTGCCAGCCCTGACAATCACGAATCTGAATAACAACCTGACCTGTCTTGGCAATGGCTCGTTCAAACAAGGCTCTGTGTCCTTCATGCCACGGTTGCCATCTGCCTAGCATTTGGACTGTTTCAGATTGCCAGTTAAAGACTGGGCGTCTGCGGTTCTCAATAATATGGTTGCCAATAAACTCAGCCCACTTCTCGCAGTTCTGCTCGGTGACACGGAAGTCATAGACCTCTGGCGCAATGAACGCCTTGTTGGTGTCCTCATACCGGCCAGCATCAATGGTGTCCATCCAGATAGTCCAATCAGCCTTGAAGTTATTACGCATCTCAACTAACGGTGCTACAAAGTCGCAGATAACATAATCACCGCCAGCAGACAAGGCAAACTCAGCCATACGCAAAGACTGACGAATACGACCTTCTTTGGAGAAATCCCAATCGTTGTACTTCTTACGCACCTCGTCAGCATTAAACCAAGTAACCACGGCGTTAAAGCCGGTGACTGGAAGCGTCTCAGCACTGCCAAGATTTGCTGTGCCGTTTACTTCTAAATACTTTTTTAGGGCTTGGGCTAGGTAAGTCTTACCAGAACCTGGCAAACCCATAATCAGTATTTTCTTCATAGGAGCGCGTCCAGTTGATCGTGTGTTGTACAGGCATCAATAGCGGCTTGCTTTGGTGCAACAGCGTCCTTAGCGGCTTGTAATGCTACTGGATCATAAGTAGATGGATCTTGGGCCTGCTGTCTAAATAGCATATTAAACGCCATTTGTGCATTTTGCTTCATCTGTTCTTTGCGGTCAGCAACCGTTACATCAGCAACGCCATAAACGATTTCTACAGGGTCTTTGGTCAAATCAAAGGTATGCCCAGTGTAATATTGACGGTGTGGGGTAATGGCGGGTCTTACCTCGATAGCACTTTTCCAGCCAGGTCTGTTATCTGGTGGTGTATCCCAGCAGTCTTTGACCTCACCGTTTTCAATGCGAACATACAAACTCATTTTATTCTCCTAATATTTTGGTTAAATTCACCAGTTACTTTAGCCAATGGGGTATCCCAATCACCAAATTTCTCTTGCCTAAACAATCTGACATTACGATACCAGATACTTGACTCTTTGCCATCAGCCCACAGGTAGTATGGTAACACAGGACTAATAATCCAGGTCTCTTTACCCATTGCTGCGGCTAAGTGTGCAACTGAGGTGCAAGAACTAATGACTTTATCCACGCTCTCAATGACTGCCTTGGTATGCAACCAAGTATCTAGGCAAGGTTTTTGCACATGGTCAGGAATGTTATCTATCCCTATATCCCGTTGCAAGCTAATTAACTCAGCTGGTATTGTAAACAAAGGTGTTGGGTCAAATACCCGATTATGCTCATGCTCAAACTTTGGATTACCTTGCCAGCGTAGTCCAATCTTGCCATTAGGTTTAATCGTCTTGCAAGGGATATAAGGGGCATTGTTGACTGTTAATAAACTAAGATAACCAGACATTCCTAATACATGGTAATCGTGGTACACACCGCCAGCAGCCTTAGACTCCACTACCGCAGATACTCCATCGACTAGCATCATTAGACCAGCTAACTCAGGCATACAAGCAACCACACAAACACCGCCACGACTAACAATCTCTCTTGCCCATCTAGCAGCGTGTATTTGGTCTCCACGACCGCCTTCTAATACCAATAAAACAACTTCACCATTAAGGGGTCTGCCGTCATATTTTGGCATAGACGAGGGGTTTGGGTTGCCAAAAACATTCTCATTACGACCTCTATCTAACAGCTCAAAACCTTCTTTTAAATTTCCATGTCTTAATGAGTACCAACCACGATTAAAGGCTGCTCGGTCATCGTGCGGTCTTGTTTCTAAAAGAATTCTGCTCATTGCCTCGGCAGTTTCAAACTCACCACGCATAGCAGCTTCTACTTGGAAGTCTAGTATGTCTTTTTTAGGCTCTGTTTCACCCTTCCAAAACTTAGGGGCTTCAAATCTATATTCAAACTCTCCCAATACTTCTTTGGGGGATGTATTTGTGTTCTTTAGTTTAGGTTTAACATCGTGTAGTCCAGCAATACCCCAAGCGTTTTCGTCATCCTCGGCTACTGATTTGCCGTCAATGTTATTAAAGTCGTGAGCAAAAGGCTGTAGATTCCAAAAGGCTTCTATCTTAGTAACAACCGCCTGTGGGTCTGACATTAGTTCATCGTATTCAACAAACAAGATGTTTTCAGGATGTTCTTTATAACCTTCGTGTAGGGCAACATAAGAACCTTTTAGGTGTCCTATTAGGTGTCCGTTACAGAACTCGGCAAGATTCTCAGGTTTAGAAATCTTTGCAAAGGATGATGCACAAGTAGCCACATCCCTAACAGTAGCTACAATTCGCATTGGTGAGCCTAAGACTTCACCCATCGTCTTTTGAATCTGTGGTGCTACCCAACCCCTAGACTTATCAACGGTAATTTTGCCATCCTCACGCACAGGAATTAGCTTCCTGAGTGTTTCGTAAAGATGTTCGTTAGTTTGTTTTTGACCTTTGGTTGATGGGTTATTTTCCCATGTCTGAACCACAGCACCAAATATATCAATTAGTCCTGAAGTTGGAGTTACATGAATATCGTTTCTCTGATTTAGCAAAGCAGCTAAAACAGTAGAACCTGAACGGGGAAGTCCTGATAAAAAATACATTATGTTTGTGTGGCAATCATACTGTAATACATTGAACTTACATTAGACCAATTAGTTGAAGAACCTACTTGCACAGGCGATGATTGAGCAGTTGTACTTCCTAAACCTAAACCACCATAAGTATTTGAACCCCAAGACCAAAGTGTTCCATCAGTTTTAATTGAACCAGTTTGATAATAACCAGCATTTATTTTAGACCAATTTGTTAAGCTGCCTATTTGAGTAGGTGAAGAACGAGCAGTTGTATCTCCTTGCCCTAATTTTCCACTATTATTTTGACCCCAAGACCATATTGTCCCATTGGTTTTTTTAGCAATACAAAATCTTCTACCAAAAGATATATCTGACCAATCAGTTAAAGCACCAATTTGTTTTGGTGAGGAATAGCTTGTGGTATTACCTAAACCTAATTGTCCATAATTATTAATACCCCACGACCATATAGTGCCATCTGTTTTAACGGCTGCTGTACTTTGTTGTGATGATTTACTAGCGGATACATTTGACCAATTTGTTAATGAGCCAATTTGTTTTGGTGAAGAATAAGATGTAGTGTTTCCTAAACCTAATGCACCATTAGTTCCAGCTCCCCAAGCCCATAATGCACCTGATGTTGTTATAGCAAAAGAAGTTGTGTAACTAACATTAATTTTAGACCAATTAGTTAAAGATCCAATTTGTTTAGGAGATGAGTAATTAGTTCTATTGCCTAATCCTAACTGTCCATAACTATTATTACCCCATCCCCAAAGAGTTCCATCTGTTTTAATTGCAATAGTATGCCAAATACTAGAATTAATACTTTGCCAAGTTAAAGTACCAACTTGTACTGGAAATGAACGGCGAGTTGTATCGCCCAATCCTAAGTTGCCATTGCTATTTCTACCCCAAGCCCATAATGTGCCATTTGTTTTAACTGAAAATGAACTAGAACGACTTGAAGCCTGTAATGTACCCCAATCAGTTAATGCACCGACTTGAACGGGGGAAGAACGATTAGTTGTATCTCCTAATCCTAATTCACTTTCGCTATTTCTACCCCAAGCATACAATTTATCTCCAGCAACAGCAGCTATCCTAGCAAATAAGAAATTACGAGAACCAAACATTATCGAATCCCTTACGAAAGGTTTTGAATAGCACTACCATACCAAGTAGACCCAATCGCTACAAAGCTAATAATATCTACAGCAGATGCTGTGGCTGTGATTGTAGGAGCAGTACCACCAGCCCATTGAACACCTGTAAAGGTTGCGGTGGTCATGCCTGTAGCTGCTTGGGTAAGTCTTAAAATAAACGATGTGCCAGATGTGGCGGTTGGCATTGTGAATGTGCAGGGTGTCGATGCGGTCAGCGTGGCGGTCTGTACCGTACCAGTAGCCAAAGACAGCGTAGACGAAGCGCCAACAGTTCCGATTGTTACAACACCTTCTTTGTACGAGCCACTAAATGCTACCTGCTGGCTGGTGTCAATAGATAAAGCAGTTGTTCCGCTATTGGTTTGTAGGGCAAGGACTCCTGAATTGTCACCTGTTACAGAGACCCCTGTGGTAGTGGTTGCATTAATAATTGATGCCATTATGCTGCTCCTAATCTATTATTCATAGGTAAACTTTCTAGTTTTTCAATGCGTTGTTTTGCTTGTTCTATTTCTTTTGCTGTTAAATCACGCACTATCCACACCATCTGCCATTCGTTATTAACCTGAACTGGAGAACCTTCAAAACAGCATTGTGTGCTATTTATTGTAGGTGCATCAACCCATTTTACTAGTGCATAGTCAGCCATACCAGCTTTATCAAGTTGAATATCACCAATGTGTCTTGGATACTCGTTTGTAGAAAGTTTAATGTATGCGGTCATATTGTTGTGATTGCGTAAGTAAAGGTTGAAACAGCATCAGTTAAGGTTGGTGTAACTTGTGAAATACTGGGTGTTCCGTTTGTTAAAGTTGGCGTTGTCTGTGTTGTTGATACACTTGCATCTGTTAAAGATGATGCGGCATAAGTAATGCTAAGTGAGCCGACTGTGTAAGTTCCAGTCAATGAACCATCATTAGGAAGTTTTGCAACAAAAGCATAATATGGACTGCCTTCTATAGTGCCGCAAACATAAATATTTCCTTTTGCGTCTAATCTTATTGAGTTAAGAAATGAAACTCTAGAACTAACTGTTATTGTTCTTTGGAATTGTATTGTTCCCGAACCATTGTATTTTGCAATAAAACCTTGATACCCACTATTATCGTTACGACCACATACATAAGAATTATTACTAGAATCTAGTGCAACATCAAAAGCAGCAGTTGATGTACCAACCAAAGTTCTTGACCATTGTAGTGTTGGGGTGCTGTCGTAATAAGCAATATATGCGGGATATGGCGAACTAGCAGCAATTCTTTCACCGACTTGAACTATATTTCCACTTGCGTTAACTGCACATGCGTATCCAAACATCTTTTCATTGCTTGAACCTTTGACTCTAGTTTGCCATTGCAATGTTCCCGAACTATTGCGTTTAGAAAGCAACGCATATCTATCGCCAGATGGATCATATTGTGTGCCAACTGTATAAAAATTATCGCTAGAGTCTATAGCTAAACTAGTTGAATCTTCTGAGCCTGTACTAGTAAATAAATTGTACATTGATTGGAATGTACCTGAACTATTAAATTTAAAAGTGGCAAATGAGTCACCATTAGTTGGGTCTGTATAAGTTCCTACCGCATAAACATTGTTGTTAGAGTCTACTCTTACTTCTTTAAAATAAGGGGATGTAGCACCTCCGCCTACGCTTGTTTGAAACTGAAACGCACCGCTACTGTTGTATTTTGCTAGAAGTGCGTAGCGGGAGGTGAGTTGGAATGTGTAACCACCAACGTAAGAATTGCCACTAGAATCAAGGGCTATTCCAAAATAAACATCAGAATTAACTTGGAAAGTACCTGATGTGCCTAATTGTTTTTGCCATTGCAACGCACCATCTTTGTCAATTTTATATAAGTACGCTTCCCCATGTTCAACACTGGTTTCTTCCCAAAAACCAGCTATATGAGCATTACCAGCAGAATCAATAGCTATGTTGTTGCCTTCAATTCGTCTGTTGGTTGTGCCAAAAGTAGCCATCCAAAATGTGTCTTTGGATGACGAACCTAGTAAGGTTAAATTAATACCACTCACGCCACATTTCCTGTAATGGTTACAACTGTGCCACTAATAAATAATAGTGTTGCAACACCCCTAGTAGCTAAAGTTACAGAAGCTACATCGGT